GCTACTAGGTCACGGAATGTTTCTAGTGGATCAATTGAATCTTTTGACGCATTTTCTACATCACCAATCGCAATGACTAGTGCTTGTAATTTGCGATCCACATTCCCTGATGCATCGCTGATCTCGTTCAGCACAGTTCCAACAGTTTGAGCAATCGCCAACGCACCCAACGCACCACCAGCAAATGCTGCAGTTTTGCCGAATGCATTCATTTTTCCTTCAGCATCAACAAATCGATCACGCATTTTGATTGTTTGACCAGCGACGAATGACAAACTGCTAGCCAAACCAATTGCGACAGTTGCGAACCCTGCGACCTGGCCAACTGTGTTCTGTATGTCAGGATCAATTTCACCTAGCGCAGTTGATAAATTATTGAGTCCACCAACAGCAGAACCAAAAACATCAATGACACCTGATCCAACACCTTCCTGCAAATCTCCCAACGAAATTTTCAGTTGTTCAATTTTTCCTGAAAATGTTTCTGCTTCTTTTTCTGCGAATCCACCAACAGTTCCAGCAAGCGCAGTCATGGTGGCATCAAAACTGTCACCACCTGCTGATGCTTTATCAACTTGAATTCCCATTTTTTTGAGCGCAGTCTCAGAACCAGTCGCAGATTTGGCAACCGCTTTTGCTGCGGTGTCCATGTCCACACCCATTTTGGATGACAGGTCAACAACCAATGGTGACAACGATTTGATTTGTTCCTCAGTCAAACCAAATTGAGCCAACAACGATTGCATCCCAACGATGGCATCACCATCAGCAGTCGTCACCTTTTGAATATCTTTGGCAAGTTGTTCCAATCGACCTTGCGCACCCTCAGCAAATGTTCCTGCGTTTTCGATTGAGTTGCCTAGTTTGCGTGATTGTGCTTCAGCGTTTTCTGCTTCACGCGCAAAACCCATGAGTGCTGCACCAGCGACACCAGCGAACGCCATACCACCAGCACCAAATTTGCTGAGTGATCCAGCGACCTTGTCAATCTTGTTTTCAGCCTTGCCCAATTCTTTTTCAGCGGAATTCGCTGTTTTTTCAAACGCACGAATTGCCTGATCAGCATTCGCAGAAATCAAAAACGCTAGGCGTTCAGTCATCGTCGCCATCAGTCACCACCAAACATTGATGTGGGTGAATACATCCCCACTTCACCTGATGCGTAAGTGTAAACCTGGCGACCACTACGAATCACAGTCGCTGTTGTACGCATCACAACTGTACGCAGTTCTTGAACAGCGCGAGCGCGTGACGAATCCAAACCACGATGAAATGGATATTTTCCTTTTGAACCAGGATGATCTACCTGATAGCGGAAACTCCCTCGAATCGGCATGGGTGATTTGCCAGCGAACAAACCTGATGCACCAAACGCAATATCCAATTCACGCTGGCGTATGGCCAATTTGCGATTGGCGCGTGACATCCCTTTGCCAGTTCCAGTCTTGCCAACCTTCGGTGTGATTTTGTGTTTGATCGCACCGTATTCAACTAGTCCCCAAGGCCCACGCGCAATCAACAATGATGTTGGATTGTTCACACCCTTAGTGGTGAAACCCAACGACAATCGTTGTGGTTGCGCGCCAGCGCGTTTTTTCAGATTGGACATTCGTTGATCTGATCCGATAGCACGAACCAAATTGCCTTCAATCTCTTTTTGATGATCATTGATGCAGACATCACAGCGTCTTTTTGTCCACGCTGAACTGCTGTGCCAATCTGTTTGATTTTGACTGCTAGATCAAATGATGTTCGTGTGTTGGGCATGATCAATCCCTAGTCGATAGCGCGCCAACAACCTTCGCACCTGGTGCGCCATATACAGCAGTCAATGCTGAATCAAGATCATACGAATCAGTCGTTGACAACAACACAACACACCATGCAGCTAGTGCCTTGACACCTGTCCAAGGGCTGACAGCAGTCCATGAATCTGCGCCGAGCAGATCAGCGACAGCGACTAGGTGTGCGCCTAACACATTTTCGTCAGTCCATGTGTGGTCATCCCATTTGATTTGCCACGAATTTTTCACGATTCACCTTCCGTCGATCAATCATCATTGCGCCGATTGACGCATGATAGTCAATGATCAGTTGGTGCCGTGTGTGACTGCGCCAGTTATCTGCAACGACATTGAAAAAGTGACGAGGTCAGCAACTGCCGAACTCACTTCATATGAGGTCACGAAACATTCACCAGTCACTTTTGGCAAACCAGCGGTTGTTCCTGCTGGCGAGTAGTCAAACGATGACGATGTTGCCAAACCCAACAGTCCTGTGATCTGAGTGTTCAGCGTCGAATCCCATTTGCCTGAAACGGTGATCGTGTCACCGTTGCGCAAACCTGGTTGGAATGTTTTTGATGTGGCACCGAATGTGGTTGTGTCCAACATATCGGTTGTGTTTGCGATACCACCAACAGAATCAACATAGGTGCTGATGTCTGTCAATGTTCCTGCAGCATTGTCTAATTTGAACGATGAATTTCTTGCAGCTACGAATGCCATGATGTTTTTCCTTTACAAACGAGCCAGTGAAACCTGGCAGGTGATTGATGGTGTTGTACCGCCAACTGTATATTGTGCGCGCACATAACGGTTGACAGTCCCTGTTGTGGTGATCACTTCGGATGTAGTCCCTGTGATAGCCGTGAATGTTCCCAATGTTGCCCATGTCGAACCATTGGTTGAATGCTGAACAATGGCTGTCATCGTGGGTGATGTACCGCTGACCGCAGTCACATGGATTTGCGCAACTGAACCATTGGTGGTTGCAACAGCATTGTCGACTGTAGTGCCATTAGCAGTCGCTGTGACTGCTGATAGGTCTGCAAGGCTCACACCAACATTGGCTGGTGAGCCTGCGCCAAATGACATTGAAAATCCAACCACATCAGCGACTGCGCTTGACACTTCATAGTTGATCGTTCGTGCAGGCAAAACCCAAACACTATTGCCAACAGCGAAACCAGTTGGTGCAACACTCGTTGCAACGATTGATCCAGCGTTGATCGCATTGGTGATGTTGGCCCAAATAGAACCAGCACTAGTGGCGGTATCAAACAGACCGTCGATGCTCAGAGTGAAATCCTCCAAACCTGGTGTGAACGCTTTTGCTGTATCAGCCAGCGTGGTGACATCAAGCATTTCGACTGATGCGCTAGGCGAAACAGTTCGCAGATATGCAGCGAGCGCATTCGTGCCATACAACATTGTGGTTTGATTTGAATTGATGAATGCCATTTTGAATCCTTACGCAATCACGGTCACAGCGAAATCAACTGTGAGGAACGATAGTCCATCGCCACGATCCTCTGTGGCAATGTTTCGTGCTTCTTGAACACGAGTGTTGAGAGCAGAACCACCCAATGTTGGATCATTCTCAATTGCTGTTTTGACTGACAACGATCCTGTGCCAGCCAAATAGGTTTCAATCGATACCTGTGCAACACGATCATCAGCACGACCAACAGCCATTGTGATCACAAAATCAATTTCATCCGAACCACGACTGAGCGTGGAATCGTACCCAACACGATTCAAACGGATCACAGCACAGGGAAAATTGGGTGTGCCAGGTATGTATTCGTAGACACGCAAACCGCTGATGGTTTGTAGTCGTGTGGTTAGACCAGCGCGCAGGTTGGCGATGTTTGCAGGCATCAGGCAATTCCCACACGAATGAACGGTGCGACCAATGCACGCGCATCAAGGTCAGTCCCACGAACCATGACCGCACCCATTTCACCAAACCCTGCGACACCCAACGGTGCATCAGGTCGTTTGAACAATCTGATTGCCAACAGCAATGTTGCTTCAGAAATTGGTGCAGGTACTGCAGGCCAACCAAATGTGCCAACGACACGCACACGCGTATCAGGAACAAAAGTGTTGTCGATCACAGTCAAGAATGTGAATGGGTTTCCATAGATAGGTGATTCAGTAGGAATCAAATTGAAATCAATGTTGATTGTCCAAGTACCTGAAAACGAATTGTTGTTGTCGTCGTCGCTGGTGACAGCCAAACCTGTTGCAGTCGCCAAATCCGTGATGCGCAATTTGTACGGATTGATTACCGTGAAATCGTATGTGCCTGCTTGCTGGTAGAAGAATCGACCACATTGTTGATCAACCCATCGTGATGCGCGTTCAACACATTTTTCCAAACGAGTGTCATCAATGGAATCGGTGATGCGCAAAGCAGATTTGATTTCTGCGAGGGTCACATACCCATTGGTGATCGCCATTGCTCAAACCTTCTTGCGTGGTTTGCGCATTGATGCAGTTTCAACCTTGTGTTCAATTGCAGCTACTTCATCAACAACATGATCAAGTTTTTTCAATTGGTCATCAACCTGGCGCACACGATCTTTCAGATTGCGTCGAACATAACCGATTCGTTCAGCGAGTAGTGATGAAATTGATGGCATGATTTTTCCTTTGGTTTGTGTGTGGTGGGCTAGAACGGAGTGACTAGCCCACCACACGAATCAACATCAGAATGTCGGTGCGATCAAACCAGTACCAGTGATCATCGAATGACCAACAGCACCGTATCGTTCCGCAGTGAATGATGCGTAACCATAGATCACCATAAGCACACCGAGTGATGCAGCATTTGGTTGATCAAAGTTCAACGACATCGGCGCACCAGTGGTTTCCCATAGGTGTGCTTCGCCACCGTTCACACAGTAGATGACATCCTCATCAGTTCCAGTTCCAAGATTGGTCTGAACATTGGCATCCGTGACCACAGGCAAACCGAGCAACGAATATCCGCTGTTCGCATATGCGAATGTTCCATTGCCAACGCCAACTGCGTTCATTGGGCCATTCGCCAACGGAACAACCAATGGACGGTTCTGACCATCGACACCAGCGAGCAATGCAGCGAGTCGACGCGGGTGCATCAACCAATGCGTTGGTTGCATGAATGTGTTGGTTTGAACGCGCTGAATTGCATCAGCAAGTTTTGGATACAACTCAGCAACAGTTGGTGATGCGTCGGTATAAGTGATTTCGTTTGCGCCACCATCAAGTACCGTATAGATACCCTTTGCCTGGCCACTTGAACCTGAACCAATGATTGCTTGCGAATCCAATGATGTGTGCCATGCCTTGACAAGGTCACCCATCACGATTTGTTCAATGTTGGTTCCGCGCTCAAGTGACTGACGCGAAACAGTTTGCTGTCCAGCGACGGTGATCACAGGAATCGTCAACAGCGTGTCATCCATGTTGGTTTCAGACACAGCAGAGTTTTCTGATGCTTGAACCGCAGTGCTTGAACCAGTCGTGATTCGACTGATGTTGAGTGACATACCTTCAACGGGCAACGGGTGTGGCGTGGTTGCGCTGTCCAAGAATGGTCGACCAGCGCGAGCCTTCGGCGCAACGAGATCAACCAGGTATTGCGGAACAACTAAACCAGCGAATGCACCTGTGCCAACGGCACGACGCTCGATTGATTCCTCGCGCTGGTGACGCTGAATGCGTTGCATCGCTTCCCAATCACCACGAACCTGTGCCATGAATGCGTCACCGACGAAATCGTGACCACCGTTGGGTGCATAGGTACGGGCCTCATTCTTGACAACTGCGCCACCGCGCAATTCGCTGTCGATTGCTTTGCGTGCTTCTAACGCTTCAGCAGAACGCTTTTCAGTTTCAACAGCGTTTGCAATCTGTGCGTCAAGCGCACGAACTTCATCAATGATGGTTGCAATTTGCTTGTCTTCTTCAGCGGTCAGATCACGCGCTTCAGTTTCGGCAGCATCCAAAATGGTCTGCGATTCTGCAACGCGAGCATCTCGACGCTCAGTTAAACGATTTGACATGGACATGATTTTTTCTCCTCATGGGATCAATGGGTTGATTGTTTGCATGAGTGGTGTTCATAGTGTGGCCACAAATGTGGTCACGGCTATAAATCCGACTACTTCAGAATCGTGGCGATTTGCACCTGGCGTTTCCTCAAATTGAGTCTACTCACAACAGGATCATCGTTGTCAACGATACTTGCGTTTCGTATTTCAGCAATGGTCGCCTCGTACGCAGGGAATGTCACAACGGAAACATCAAACAGTCGAACTTCCTTCAATGTGCGTGTGGCACGATCCTTCGACCATTCGTCACGAATCACACGAAACGCAAACGACATTTGGTTCATGTCGCCACGCTTCAATGCGCTGATGATCTCTGCAGCGCGTGGGTTTGATGGGTCTAGGTCAGCCTCAACACGCAAACCGCGTTCATCCTCAATCAAACGCATTGTGTTTGATTTGGTTCGTGCTAGTGGCGCACCTTCATGGTCGATCAACAAACGCACATCAGCACCATCCTTCAATGTTTTGGTGAATGCGCCACGCGCAACATATTCGGTGAAACCACCTAGATCGTGGCTGGGTGTGTCAAACATTGATGCGTATCCCACCAGCGTGTTGCCATCACCAATCGCACGACATTCAACATTGGTGAACGCCAATGATCGTTTGTCGTCAACTGATCGTGTCACCCATGTGGATGTTGGTTGGGAATCGTATTCAATCATTGATTCAATTTCACCAGGTTCAGAACCCATCATTGATTCCATTTCCATTTCAGATTCCATTTCATGTTCTGATTCCTCTTTGGGATGCCACGCATCACAGTATTGATCCAACACAATTTCAGCGTTCCATCGTTCGCACATAGTGATGGTGACCATTTGTGTTGGGTCAACTACAGCACACGACGATTCACAATTCATGCACGATGGTCTAACCACAGGCACATCCTCTGATGCACTCGGTCGATACGACGGTGGCAACTGACGCGTTTCGTTTTCCATGATGATTTTCCTTTTCTTAGATTCTGCGTATTTGGGATGATCCTTGTTCAACAAATCATTGTCCCCAACATATTTTTCATTTTCAGGTTTCCCATTTTCAGCAAGATATAGAAACGCGTTCACGCGTCCCAACGCCCATTGGCCACGCGTCATGCCTGGTCGATGCGAACCTGAGAACGCACCAGCACCACGACGATACACAGCGCGCAACGCACCTAGTGTCACACGCGTCCAATCTGCTTTGTTTTGTTCTTGCATTTCATCATTGTGTTTGGTCACTTTGTTTGACAATGATTTTTCAACTTCTTCTGATAATTCAATGCCACCTGTTTTGTTGTCTGCACTTCCAGGTTTGTTTGTGTCTGATCCTTCGATCTGATCTTTTTTGGGTGCAGGCGTTTTCGGATCATTAGCTGCACGAGTGTTTTCGTTTTCTAGTTGCGACATTTTTTGATCACACCAATCAAATGTTCTTTGTGCTGCCTCACGATTAGTCCCTGATGCCCACAACAAATGCGCCACCTGACCAGGTGATGGATATTCTTTGTCATTCGGATTTGGTGCGCCTTCTAGATCGACCATGTGTCGTGCGATCCATGCGCGCATTCGTGTCAGTTTGTCAATCGATAATGGTTTGCCATCAGCGATGTTGTTTGCATCACGAACTGTTTGTGGTTTGAGTCCATCACCTGATTTGCCTTGTTGGTGATATTCCAAACCGCGTTTGCAATTGTCAATCATGTATGTCGTTGGTGTTAGATCAACAGCGCGTTGGTCATCAGCAGTTGCAATGTTCAACGCATCCATGTGAGCGATTGCGTCAGATTCAGATTGATGACAACCACCATCAATGGCATTGGTTTCACCAACCTTCACCACAGCGAACCCACCACAATTGGGTGCATCGTTCACAACTTGATACGGCATTGTCAATCACGCACCGCGAACACACGAATTTGTTCAGTTTGTCCAGCACTACATATGCCATACAAAGGTTGACCAATGCCCAACCCACCAGTCAATGGTGCTGAATGTTTGACCAACGGAAAACCATTTGATGTGCTGACACTAGAATTGTCACCAATGTAAACAGTATGATTCCCAATGATTTGCAACCAAATTGGTTTGTTGATGTTGTCTGCTTCCAAAATCAATGTTGGTGTGTCTGTAATTGTCACAGCGAAATTTGATGCAGTCATAGTTCCTCAATCACACAGGTGGTTCCTGATCGACACCCAATTGGGTGTTGTCTGTTGGGTTGGCCATAGGCGCACCAGGCAATGCCATCACGAAATCGTCGCCACCTGAATACGGTTCCAAACCGAGTTGGTGACGCGCTTCGTTAGGTGTCAAAGTGCCTGACATGATCTGAACCTGTTGCGCACGAACACGCG